CGTTGCAGCTGCACCTACTGCCGATACCGATGAATTAGAGCTTTCACCAGAAGTATTGCCGGCCGTGTCACCTTTAGTTCCACCACCATCATTTCCACTACCTGCGTTATCCCCACCAGTCGCTCCACCACCTTGTGAGCCAGTTCCGAATATAGCTTCATTAACTTGGAATTCAGCGAAATTGCCGCGGAATGTTCCGTTTGCTTTAGCTAAGTTATATCTCTCTAGTTGAGTCATAATGTTATCTTATTATTTAGTGTTATCATAATTATTTTGCCTTATCGTATACAGATACAATGGAATTAGCTTCTGATATTAATAATGGGTCAGTAGATGCACTTTTAATATACGGTAACGGTCCTTCTGGTGCAAGTTTAAATGCATAATCTAATAATAGTAATTCAGTTTGCCTATCGGGGGTAATCGCCATTACTTGAAAATATTTATTCTTCTCATCATCTTCTTTAAACTTTATTTTTAAAAATTCTAAAGATTCTTTGAATCGGCTGGCTTGCTGATTACCTGTAAAGATTGGTAATGGTTCATCATCTAAATTAATTAAATTACCACTTAATTCTTGTTCGAATCCATCACGTGCTTCTTGCTCAAGCCTATCTCTTTCTTCTTGCTCAAGTCTATCTCTTTCTTCTTGCTCAAGTCTATCTCTTTCTTGTAGTTCATTGTTTGCAGCTTCATCATTCACATCGAATGTATCAAGACCGCTATTAACAGTATCAAACTCAATCCGTCTAAGGTCTTCATATTCACGTCGTATCACATCGGTTTCAATTCTAGAAGCAAACTCAGCTCTACGAGTCTTTTCAATACTAGCCAACTTACCAATCTTTTTTCTGAATGCTTTTTTCTCAGCTTTATATTCTTTTAAAAGTTGATGCTTCACAAACTCCCATACATACAATTCTCGCAAATCGATAAATGTGGCTGGTTGATTCGTTAGAGCACCAACCTCCAAGTTACCTCCAGCTGCGGTTGTTGATGTATAGATTAATACATTAGCATCTGCTGCAAATATTTCAATTACAGGCTTACCATCTGGTGTATCGGGTGAATTCGTTGTTAATGAATCCGATGTCAGTTTACATCCTAAGAATGTTAGATTCTCCATTGCGAATGATTTCTCATCAGCTGATACGGATGATGGTACTAATGATGATGATGATGGTAACCCTAATGATGCAGATAATCGTGTACTATAAAAATAAACCTTTGATTTTGCGTAAGTTGATAGTTTAGCGTTTATTGCTGTGGATGATGTTACATTATAATTCCAATAGCCATTTGTTTGTGGTGCCCACCCTTCCCCGTAACCAACATCGGCTGTAGATGATGTTGGTACTAATATGCTGTATTTATATGCTGATGGTGCATACATATCTTTAATTTGCGGATTACCAATTGATTGTAGATTTTCCTTTGTAGATACAACTGTATCAGTATCAAGTGGTATTAAAGTAAAATTGTAATCATTGTATGTAAATATAGGAAGTTTTACTGGTTGTAGTATCACCGATTCATATTGTTTTAAATATTCGGTATTTGGTATTTTTACCGGCTCTTCTACTATAGTCGTATATTCAGTATAGTCAGCACTAAGTGGCTTCTCATGTTGTTTTAATGTTACATCATATTGTGGTTGTGTATATGTTACCTTTGTTTTAGATTTAAATTTAGGTCGTTCTAATATATGTGGTTCAATTAAGATACCCGAGTTGTAATCAACTCTAGCCGGCATAGTTTGTCTAATCTGTTCAAACACAGTTTGGTCATATCTTGCTAATATATTAATTACAGTATTTATTAAATTTTTAGAAGTGTATTTTTTGAATACGTTTCTTCTTAAATAATCTAATTCTTCATTCTGCTCAGTATAACCTTCTCTAGTATCAGGATTACCAATATAATCATCTATCTCAAAATAACCAGTATGATTGTAGATATCTTCGTTATACATTTTTGTAGCAGAAAGATATACACCAACTTGATTTGAATCTACAGGCGCAGAATCATATTGTGATTTTTCCTTTTTCTTATCAGGGTCTAATATTCCAGTTAATCTGCTAGGTTCAAGTCTAACTTTATTGTTCATTATATTGTTAGCTCCAGCAGAAGGAACTTTTGTATAATATTCTTCGGTAACACCTCTTAAATCATCAGCTTCAAAATTGAAAAGTGATGCCGTTAATGGGCTACCGTTTTCAGATGTAAGTATATTTCTATTTGGATGTGATGATACTATACTATAAGCGCTTGTTACACTTTTCAATTGAGAATCAGGAATGAACCTAAATTTCAAATCAAAGTAAGATGATGTTGCTGAATTACCATGATACGTTTCTCTCGACAGAGTGTGTTCATCAACAACGATATCTTTTAATGGATTTGCCCAATATCTAATTTCTTGGATAGAACCACTTAAATATTCAGCAGCGTTCCAAAGTGTTAATCCAGTAGCAGTTGGTAAATCTTTACCAATAGTTAAATCCCCACTACCAGTCCAAGCTGCGTTGTATGATGATTCGCTTGAACCATCAACTGAAATACTAGCTGATTTATTTGTAATGATATCATCTTTTCTGCTTCTACGATATTGTATTTTGTAAGTGTTATCTGCTGTTATATCATCAACTGATGATTCTCTTTGTACTAATAAAGTACTCATAGTTGAATCAAATACCATAACATCATTTATAGATGCTGATTTATATCCGGCGCTACCACTTAGAAAAAAGTGAATATTACCTCTACCAACTCTAGATGAGTTTGGTTCTAATACTACACCAAAATCTAATCCTTTATTTAATACGGCGGTTGTTCTACTTAAATTTTGTTGAATTTGAATTTCTATTGTATCAATTGGGTTTGGGTCGTTCACTAAGTATGTAGATGAATCTACATCAGTTATTTTATCCCAAGGAAGTGTAATATAATTATCAGTATCAAATCTTAAATGATATACAAACTTATCGTGTTCCCATATTGGTCTAACATCTTCAACCATAGGTCCACCATACTCTTTAATAGATAGAAATGTTTGTGGGATACCATATGTTGCAATTAATGCTTTTACTGCTCTAGCAGAACCTTTTGATTTTAATAAGTAAGGTATGTTGTTTACAACTCTACGCCAAACTTCATAATTAATTTGTTCGTGTGGTTTGGATTTCAATGAACCACTCTGTGCTGGTGTACCTTGTGAGTTTGTTCCTAATGCATATTCCCAAAGGTTAGATGTATCTTTTCCATGAGTTAATTTCCAACCCATTGATTTTGCTACATCATAAAGAAGTTCGTTTGGCATACCATCATAAGGATGCTCTTCCCTCGTATTTATTGAAGTTAATGTTTTTACATAACTCCATGTAATATCGAAGTGATGTCCAACCATATCAATAAATAAAATATAATCTTTATTCAAAGGGTCTTCTACAATTGATGCTGGTATTGAGCGTGTTAATCGTGCTTCGTTCTCAGAATCAAATAAACTAGCAGATGAAATTAACCCATTAAAGTAATTTTCACCCGTAGGGGAAGTAGTTGAATACGTTACAATTGGATATGATGATTCTTTAGGCCATGCGCTAAATGTAAATGCGGATGAACTGTAATGTGTATATGTACTACCTGTTTCATAATACATCCACTTTTCCCAACCATCAAATCCACTCGTTACATTATCTCTCCGTTGAATTGATTGGGATATGTTTGTTATTGCAGCTGAACCACTAACCGATTCTAACGTTGTTATTCTAGTATTGTATGATTCTATTAATCCTAATTTATATTTAAAATTATGAACACGCTCTTCTGCTGATGAGTAGTTTACAAAGTTTTTAAAATCAGAATAATCTATATTAGGTGTAGTGTTACCAAATGATGAACTAAGATACTTATCAACAATTTGTTGAGATGTTGATAGATTAGCATCTAATAACTCATTCCAATTTTTTAAATTAGTGCCTTGAGATTTACCATAGTTACCGAGGTCTATCTTAAAGTTGGGTGGTGAGAAATCTGATGTTTCAATCGATTTACTAAATGGGAAAACTGATACTCTATCAATATATGAGTCGTGAACCAATCGTGCTATTGTTGGGCTTAGTAACTGTTGAGTATCTTTTAAAGGTTTATATAATTTAACTACAACATTTTTTAAAGTAGTAGTATCAGCTAATGATGTATCATAATATCTTACCTTAGAAAAGTTTTTGATGGCTTGGTTAATAACAGTACCATTCTCTGGTCCATTAAATTTTCTATCATTATCAGTTGCATCGTTAGTATAATAAATAATATTATCATTTGTATCTAATTCGGGCTCGTATGAAAGTGTACCATTATCATTAACAATGTTGAATTTTGCAGCTCTACCAGTAGCTTTAGGTGGAATGAGGGTTCTTGTAAAAGTTGTTGTAGCTGCTGTAACATTACTAATACCAACGGCTGAGGTGTTTCCATTATATTCATACGAATTAGAAGAGGTGGATGGGTCTTCCATCGGAATTTCTTCAACAACTGTATATTCATCCGTTACCTCTACCCAAAGCCCGTCTTCACCATATAAAGGATAAAATGTTGTTTTTTTATCATTGGTATTTGTTCCAATTGGATATGGTGCATTCTTTACAATTTCACCTACTTTTGGGTTGTTATTAAAATCAAACCCTACAATTGGAATTAGTTCGTTATTACCTAAGTTTAATACTAAATCATCGTTATAGTTTGATGATAAATTTGATTGTACATATTGATATAAATCACTAAAAGTTTCGCTATCAGAAATTGTTAATTCTAATTCAGTTGAATCGGATGATATCCTATTAATATCTAATTCACCAGTTAAAGTGTTAACAAAGTTATATAGAACACTATAATAACCACTTTTTACCCCTGATAGTCTTACATCTAATTCAGGCTTTATTAATATATTATATGGTGTTGTTTTTTCAGATAGTTCGTATTCAATATCAGTTTGTTGAGATTGTATTAATGAATCAGCTGAATATAAATGTGATTCAACTTTTGAATTATTTAGTAAATCTTCTGAGATAGGTTCGGTAAAAGTAGGTATTTTTACAATATCAGCAGCAGAATATATTGCAGTATTTTCTACAGGCTCCTTTGAGGTTGTTAATATATCTTTATTTTGAAATCTGTCTATTGCCATATTATCTTCTATTATATCAATTAGATATTAATTGAATATCCCAAAAACTACTATCTACATAATACCCAACCTCAGCGTTGTTACCAGTACCACAAGCACCGGCTATCTGCCACTCATCAAACTCTTTCATATCTTCGTTTAGGATTGTGATTCCATTTACGTGATTGAACCCATTACTTTTTGGAGGCCGTTTATCATTTCCAGCAACTGCATCAAAATTAGTTACGGTGTTTCGTATCCCAAATGAATTAATCGAAGTTTCTGCAGATGATTTTCTGATTCGTTGGAATCGAGTATCTATAGCAACAGGCAACAATATATACCGATTTTCAAGAGGGGTTGATAGGTTGTAGGCTCTTTGTGGTGAACCATATCCATAGAAATGCCTCATTGCCCGTTGAATCTGTAAATTAGTGTAATTACCTTTAATACTACTATCGCGACCTACAAAAGCTCGTCTTAAATCTACATATCGGTCTAAGTAGGCGGTAGCCTGTGCATCAGTCATACCAGAGTAAAACTCGCCTTCAGCGCCAGGTAAGTTGATACCGTCCTGCATGCTGTATTTTCCTTCGCTAATTGCTAGAGTCCTTATGGCAACATCATTCTTAGTAATTTTTGGATATGTGGGTTCTCTTCTATCGAATGAGCGAATTTGGTATGTTAGCTTTAAATCGTTACCACTATCTATCAACTCTTTTGTAATAGTATATCTACCTGGTGTTGCTTGTGGTGGCCCGAATACAACTTTACTGAACCCTAAATTACCACTACCATATGGCTTTTCACCATTGGTTGATTCAAAACTTTGGTTATATGAATAATACTTTTTATCATTTGGAGGTAACTCATATCTAGCGCTGAATTCATCTCTGAATCCTGTGAAGTTTCTTAAATCCAATTTCTCTTCATTAATAATTGTAAGTTCAAGTGATGGGCCTACGTTTACTAATTCAGTTGGTTGTCTATATAATACTTTGTTAAACGCATCTTTACCATAAACAGTTTTAGATGCTGCAAGTTTAACAGTACCATACGAATCCGTTCCCTCTGGGTCTAACGTATATGATATTATTTGTTTAGATGTATTTCTTTTTACTTTTCTATTCGCCATTACCTAACCACTTTAAATACATAACCATCAAAATACTCTTGTCTACTATCTCTATCAACTCTAAATTCAAACTGATAGAATCGTTCAGGTTGAAGTGTATTAAACCAAAAATCAAAATAGTTACCAGTCGAATCACAACTAATTTTAGTATAAGTTGTATCGAATGGTGCTAACACTAAATTGGTTTCAACATCTCTAACCTGGTAATAAGTATTTTGAGGAAGAGATTTAACATCATTATATAGAGAAGAAGTTGAGAAAGTTCTTTGTGGGAATCGCTGCCTACCCACTACTCTTATTCTTGACTTCGAATTTTCCTTATATTCTGCCATTAAATTCTTTGGGTATATCAGAATATCATCGCCTGTTAATGATGATAGTGACCCAGTAGTATATGCTGAATCATCCCATCTAACTTCTAATGTTGGTACATATATAGTATGTGTTTCGTTTGAGAAGAATTTAGATGAACCATATCTGGTAGAACCACTCTCTTCTAATAATGGTCGTTTTACAATAAATCCATTGTTATCTCTTGAACCACTCATCCAATCTTTAACATACTCAGAAACTTCTACTTTTAAGTCATTAGTATATTTGTTAAAGGTTTGTGAGTATGCTGTGTTATTTGCTGATGCGGTATACCAAGTACCACCACCATCATTATGTATGTATGAACCAGTCGTTCCACTTGCAAATGAACCCGTCGACCATAGTGAACTATTTCTATATTGCCAGCTTACACCATCCGTTTGAATTGGTGAATCATAAAATTGACCTTTACCTTCTGTCCAACTTTGTGAAACAGGATATATATCTAACTGATATTCAGACTGTACTCCAACTTGTTCAGTTGATGTGAGGTTTAAATAAAATTTACAATTAGATGATATCGTTCCTGCTGATATTGATGCTGATATTGTTGAGATATCAAATTGTGTTAATATTCTACTGTTACCTATTAGAATACTATCAGTAAGAGTATCATAAAATTTAGTTACTTCTAATATTTCATCACCACCAGCATTCTGTGCTCTTAATGCATCCTGTTCGTATATCGTAGAATCCTTTTGTCCGTATATTCTATATATCATTGTTTATCTCCTTAGAATGATTGAGTTATCACTTTACCTTTTATATCCAAATTAGGAAATTTAACTTCAAATATTGATGAATCTTTAGGTGGATAAATTACACCCATTTTGGTAGCAGTGTTAATGCTATATTTGTTAGGTGAATAATTACCATTATATTTATTAGTTATCTGTAACCCACCAACTCCTTGTGCATCTGGTCGAGGTACTGATTGGACTCCTTGAATACCATCTAACAATACATATATTTGAGATAATGTTATAGGTTGGTTTATACTCCAATTATCAATATTAAAATAATCTTTTAATGCTGCTATACATCTTAATAACGTTTCATTTGAATTAGCATCTGGTAAAACTATAATATCAAATTGAATTGCTATGTTAACAATAAATGCATCTTTGATATTAACTGCATCAGTTAACATTCTATAATATGAAATATATGTTTTAAGATTAGTTTTAGTTGCGTTGTTTAATTGAGTTAACTTTTTCTTATTATCATAACCCAATGTATATAAATTTAATGCTAATGGGTTTGGAATCTCCGTTGATACTACACTACCATCTACCTTTTTGTTTTCTATTTGATAATCTTGTAGTATGTATGCTTTTGCTACCGAACCAAATTGTGGTGGTAATGCGTAACATCTCATAATGTAATCTTCTCTACTTACAGTTCTATTTTGAGCTGCAAAGTATGCCATTGCATTGTTACGAATCTCATCATCAGTTTCTTTACTCCTACCACCAACTGCAGGAGTTGGATTTGTAACTGCTAATGAATTTTCTGAGAATCGTAAGGTGTCTTGATTTAAATTTAATGTATTATCATTTTCAAATACTCTACCAGTTATGTTAATCAAATCTTTAGCAGGTACATTATCTTTAATTCCGTTACCAACAAAATATTCAACTGTAAGGGTTGTATTGGATGGTGCTACTCCGTATGTTTTTGTATATAAGAAGTTTGATGGGTCGATACCTTGGTCTAATGATGCGTTAGCGGTGTATAGCGCTGCACCAACATTATCTGGATTAGGGATTATTTCTTCATCAGCGTTTGATGATATACCTGCTCCAAACTGAATTGTTAAATTACTTTCATCTTCAAATTTAGTAATGAATCTTTTAGGAACTCTATTCAGTTGTAACAAATATGGAGTCTCACCTGCATGCTGTGAGAAATCTAATGTATTGTCTTGATTATTTTCAATTTGTTCAAATACAGTATCTTGTGCTAAGAATGGAACTTCAGTCCATATATCACCATCTTCATCTGTTATAGATTTTATTTTAATTATGTTTGAATCGGTTATCCGTATCTTATCATAAATCTTAGCTGAACCGAATGTAAATGTTTGTGTCTTTACAGTACCACTTGTAGCCTTTACTTGTTTTTTAAGTAAATAGTATATTGGTTCGTTTGTACTTTCATTAATACTATATACCGAAACTTCTGTTGGATTAAACGATGATGAAAATTGAAAGTCAATATCAGTTGTTGTTCTAAATTCAACATCTTGAAATTCATCAGAACCAACACTCATATTTCTAGCAACCTTTAACCCATAATCGAAATCCGGTCTTACAGTATCAGCTGAACCTTTAGATGGTACTAATTGAAACACATCTAATGTTACTGCTGATGGTACTATATTTTTAGGCTTATATCCATAAGTTGCGGCTAGATTAAATAGGTTTGCTTTCTCTTCTGCATTTATAAGTAACGATTCTCTTAGTTGAGTGTCTGTATAAAATGATAGAACATCACCAACATACGATGCCATCTCAATGAACATCATACCAGGAGATGATTCGTTAAAATCATTAAATGTATTTGGGAAATAGTTTTTAGAAAACTCAATTAAGTTTTTTCGTAATTGACCAAAATCCTTTCCAACTAAGGAAACATCTTTTCTTACTAAATCTGTTTTATTTGTCTTTGCCATCTATAACCCTTATTCTATTGTAGTTGTTCCAGCCGAATCTACAAATATCGTTATCTGTTGATTAGCCCCTTGTTCTGTAACTTTGAAATCTAATGATATGTTTACATAATTTCTATCAAAATCAGGGGTTACTGTAAGTTTATCAATTACTATATATGGTAACCAAAACCCAATATCTTCACGTATTTGTTCATCTAAGGCAGTACTTAAATCCCCATCCATCTGTTCAAACATAAGAGAATATACATCTGAACCAAACTCAGGTTGAAATAATCGTTCACCCTTTCTGGTTAATAATAAATTCTTTAAATTAGATATCGCCTGCTCTTCAGTTGTATAACTTAAAGAAAATAATCCATTGTTCTTACCGAATGGTAATGTTATACCAATTGCTACATCTTTTTCAAAATCTAGTGGGTTGTAAAAGTTTTCTTTTCTTTGAGCCATTTATTACTTTCCTTTTTTAGCGTTAATGGTTTTCATTAATGCTGAATAATCTTTAGTTAATGCTGCTCCTACTGCTGCTACTTGCTCATTGTTAGTATCAACCGGCTTTCCATCTATATCAGTAGTTGG